AACGGACGGCACCAAATACTTTGTCCACGTTGTCGATAGCAACACGATTAAACTAGCGGAGACAAAAGACCAGGCGCTAATACAAGCAACCATAACACTTGCCGACGCCTCAAGCGCATCCACACAGTTTTTTCGGCAAAATGCCAAGGTTGAAAGTGTCACGGTTATACCCGGCGATAATCAGGACGAGTTGTGGATTACAGTACAACGCACGGTCAACGGAACAACACGGCGCTATGTTGAAGTGTTGTCTAACAAGTTTGATCCGCTGCGAGGCAGCAACAAAATTAACTGCATTTTTGCAGATAGCGCATTGACCTATGACAGTACGGCAGCGTCAACCATATCCGGGCTAGACCATTTGGAAAGCGAGACGGTAAGTGTGTTGGGCGACGGCTCTGTCTATTCCAATCAGGCCGTAACCAGCGGTGCAATATCGTCGCTGTCTCCAACGGTTACAAAGGCAACGATTGGGTTTCCTTACACGTCAACAGTTAAGACGCTACGACCAGAGCAAGGTGGCGACGATGGCAGCGCACAGGGCCGCACCAAGCGTGTCTTTGAAACAACTTTTAGATTTTTAGATACGTTAGGTGCAGAGTTTGCCGCTAACGGATCTTCATTTGACGAAGTTCAGTTTCGTGCTGGCAGTACGCCAATGGACATATCACCGCCGTTGTTTACAGGCGACAAGACTGTGCAGTTCCACGGTTCTTGGGAAACAGAAGGGCAAGTTAGCGTGAGACAGGCCCAGCCGTTGCCGTTTGAATTGTCTTCTATCATCACGCGCATTATAACGCATTCGGGGTAACTATGTGTACCATTGAAGCAGCAATAGCGTCATCGGTTCTAGGAACCTTAGTATCAGGTGGGGGTGCTGTGTATCAGGGCCGCATGGCCCAACAGAACGCAAACTACCAAGCGCAGCTTGCAAACTACAACGCCAAAGTTTCCGAAAACAATGCCATTATGCAAACGCAAGCCGCTGATGCAGATGCTGATACCATCGACCGGCGCCGCAAGGTTGCATTAGCACAGGGCCAAGTGTCCTTTGCTAAAAGCGGCGTCGTTATAAACGAAGGTACAACACTAGACGTTCTTGGCGGCATGGCAGCAGAGTTTGAGCTAGACCGTTTAAACAGACTGCACCAGGGCGAAGTACAGAGCCGCGCCAATATGATTGGCGCACAACAAGACAGATCAAATGCTGGTGGTCTTTTAGCGCAAGGCAATGCGGCAATGACGGCTGGCCTTATCAGTGGTGCTGGTACGTTGGCAGCGGGTGGCGGTCAAATTGCCATGAGCATGCCTTCTGCAAAAAAACCTGGTTTATCATCGATCCCTCAACAAAGTTCTTACAGCCAGTATTACCCGTTCTAAGGACATAGTATGGCACGAATACCCACATACACATCCCAAAGCAGGGCTGTAACGACATCAGGCGTGCAGCGTGCGCGAGGTGTATCGCAACAAAACGATATTGGCCGGGCGGTTGCTGGTGTTGGCGATCAATTGGCACGCGTAGGCTTTGGTCTATTAAAGGCAGCGGATGATGATGCAGCACACCAAGCAAGGGTCAACGCGCAACTAAAGCTGCAACAATTAGAATTAGATTTGCAAACAGAAGATCCAATTTCTGCAATGGGTACTTTTGCCGAACGGTCAGAGGCAATCATTGCAAAAGCGGGCAACGGTCTGTCGATGAATGCCCAGCGTTCTTTTGACAGTGCAGCCCGTGAGTTGGTGGCACGCTCACAGATTGCTGTACAGAAAGATGGCATTATTCGTGGCCGTCAAAAGTTAGAGGCTAATCTTGTTAGCGGCATAAGCGGCACGGTCAACGCAATCCGGTATGACGATACGGATTTAGACCGACAAACCCGTGAAGATAATGTGCGCGAAATGATTGCGGGATCTGTGAACAACAGGGTAATTGCAGCGGATGAAGGGGCGCGGCTTTTTAATAGTTATTTAAACGATGCAGATAGTGCTCAAGCTAAATTTGACCTTGCGAAAAACCCAAATGCTTTAGAGCAAGATGTACAAAGCACCGACAAATATAAAAACCTTACTGGCGAACAACGTGCAAAGTTTGCCAAAAGCGCACGGGTAGAAATAGAAAAACGAGAGCGCGAAATTAAAACTGAACAATTGGCAGAAGACAAAGAAACAAATAGAAATGTGCAAGCCGCTGTCAGGGTTATTTCGAGCGGAGCAAAATTGCCAGAAGGTGCAGAGCCGTTTTTAAATCCTGAATTTATAAAAAATAAAATACACGATAAAGAACTACGTGCATTGCTGGCGAAGCAAGTAGTAGACGCCAAGGAATTTGGTAATCACGTTGCCACGTTGCAAACAATGTCTAACGAGGAGGTAACAGAACTCGCTAAACAATATGTTGACGAAGGAAGAAACATTGCTGACCTCGACCTTGCTTCGCAAGACATGGCGCAAGCAACCGCTATTCAGAGAGCCGAGAGACAAATTTTAGATGATAGATTAAAAGACCCAGCAATGGCAGCGATGAAGTCTAGTGATGTCGTTAGAAAGGCTTACGATGATTTTCGATCAGACCCAACTAACGTAGAGGCGTATCAACGTTTGTCGGGTTTAAGAGACGCAGAGTATGACCGGCTTGGCATGCCTGAAATAAATCGCAAAATGTTCCCAGATAATTTTGCCGAAAATCTAGCAAATACTTTAACTAAAAACATGGCCAGCGATCCCGAAGCTGTTGTCAAACAATTGCAAAATCTACGCGACGTTATGGGTGATGACTTTAATAACTTGCTTTCAGAATTAACTGCAAAAAATTTAGATGACCGTGTTGGTACAATTCTATTAATCGACGACCCCTTCACACAAGACCGGCTGATAGGCGCAATCGGTTCTGGAAACATGGCAAAATTGAAGGAAGGTATTGATACCAAGGGTTTTAATGGCGCTCTCAACGTTAAAATGGATGAGCTAATGAATGCTGCTGGGAGCCGTGGCACAGCTATGGCTGGCACCGCCAGAAAGGCTGTAGAAATTTTAGCATTAGATTACATGCGTAATGATGAGACTTTAGATAAAGCTCTGAATAAAGCATACCGCGATATTGTCGAAAAAAATTATACCGTTGTTGCCCTGCCCAATTTGCGTGGCATCATACCGAAAAGCGACATAGCCGAAATTGATGACAGCAGAATTGCAAAATCTTTATCTTCGTGGACGCGGCGTAATCCAGACATACAATACGACAGAAAACAGTTTTCAACTTTGATCTTAGAAACTGACACTGACGAGGTAGCACAAGAAAAGATAAATTCTTTGTTGAGTTCTGGCGGCACAGTTTGGCTTATAAAAAAGGGCGGCAACAGTGCTGAACTCACAGACGGGTCAGGGCAAGTTGTGCGGGACGCAACGGGCAAACCGATAACAGCAAATTTTGATGATGAGATAAAAGCACACCAAAAATATGTGCGGGGTATTTTTAAAGGTCGAGGTGGCGGTTAATAGTTATGGCGCAACGTTTCCCGCAAAATATAACATCTCGACAAGGGCCGCTTAACTTGCAGTACAGCACTTCTGACGCAATGTTAGCGGCGGGGCAAGCAGCATTTGTTGAAAACCCCTCAATGTCGTTATACAACTATTTAGCTTTAAGCAGGGCTAGAAACCAAAATTTAGCTACAAAATACGGCGACGTATCGCGAGTGCTATCCCTGGAAGAGCAACAGGAAAGAATAAACAGCGCAGAAATGACTACGGATCTGTTTCCGTCTGAAGGCGAAACAGACGAAAGTTTAAACCTCTTGATTGATTTTAAGCGCGAAGAGTTAAGCCGCAAATCAGTTATTGCAAATGCTAGAGAGGGGTTAGCAACAACAACTGGGGTGTTGGGGTCTAGTCTGTTTGCGTCATTGCTTGACCCTATTAACGTTGCAACAGCATTTGTGCCGTTTGTTGGACACGCTAAATATGCAGCACAACTAAAACAAACAGCTTCAACTTTCGGACGTTTTTCTGTGCGTGCTAAAAGAGGCGTGGTAGAGGGCGCTGTCGGCACTGCTTACTTAGAACCCATTGTCTATGCAACAGCACAAGACCGGCAAGCGGACTACGATCTATATGACAGTTTTGCCAATTTAGCGTTTGGTTCTGTATTGGGCGGTGGGATACACGGTTTTGGCGGTATTTTAAAAGATAGATTTATACCGCCTGTAATAGAGCGCCAAGTTAGGGAGGCAGTTGAAGCCGCTTCGACAGAAGCAAAAAAATCTACAATTTCAGCTTCCGTTGGCCAAATAGCCACTGGCAGAATTGTGCAGGGTGCTGACTACATACTGCGTGCTGATCTTGAAAGCAGCACTGCATTGAGCCGCGTTTACAATCCAGAGTTAGGCGCAGTAAGAACGCAAATTGTAGACGGGGTAGAAGACATTTTAGACCCTGTAACTTTGGGCGGCGATGCAACGGGAACGTTTAAAGTTGGTATAAGCAAAAACCTCACAGCAGAGGAATATTTTAGCCTCCAAAAAAGTGTTCAAAATCAAGATGGTTTAGAGGCACAGTTTGCTAAGAACAAGGACGGCACTTACCAAGCAGCACTAGACATACCCACAGAACTTATCCAGCGAACTCCTGAAGGAACTTACCTTTCGTTTCAACAGAAAAAAGACGCCACCGCAGCAAAGAAAACTTTAGTTAAGGCCAACATAATTGACGACGGTACAGTTGCAAAAATTGGTAACGAATATTTTGTTTTAAAAACAACTGATAAAAATATCCTAGAAACTATAAAAGCTGACGCTAAAAATATAGTTTTACCGACAGAACTACCCGGCGTCCGCATGTCAAGGATTGACACATCGACAACAGAGTTTCCTGGCCCTGCCAACAGCCGCGTTGTCCCTGACATTGACTACGGCGCTGACGCTGTGTTGCGTTCACACTCACCAGAAAACAGAATTTTTGATTTTGAAGAGCGGCAAACAGTTGAGGCCGCGCAACGGTCCTATGATAACACGCCAGATATTGTCGATGACGTTGCTGTGCAAAGAGAGATTGATGAGGCATTGGCTGACGTAGAAAGATTAAAGTTAGAACTTGAAGAAGATGAATTTTTGAAAGATGCAGTGCAGAAATCAGACGAAGACATGCAAGCAGCGGATAATGCCATTGAAGAAGCAAAACAAACGGGCGACGGATATAAGCAAGCCGCTGCGTGTATACTAGCGGGGCTGTTCTAATGGCGTTTGATAATTGTGTTGCAACCATCCGGCAAGCTGCGCCGAACCTGAACGAACAGCAAGCAAAGGAATTAAAAGACGAGGTTGTTGATATTTTAGAACGGCTGCAAGCCGACAAGAATGTTGCTGACCTAGACGCTGAGTTAAAAAAAGCCGTTAACGAAAGGGTGGCGCAAGAGGAACGCGCTGCTATTAACGAAAAGCGCAACAGGGCGTTAAATTATAAAACGCGATTGAGGTTTATACAGCAGTTACGCGAAGTTCCCGAAGAAGATATACCCGCGTTTTTAGAGAGCATTTTATCCCGGACTGAGGGCAACAGCCTTTACAAAAAATCCATCGAATCGACAGCAAACGCTTACGGGGAAATAGGCCACGCATTGTTCTTTAGAGCAGTGGAGGACGCAGGGGTTCCACGAGGAGAGGCAGTAAGTTTTTTGCGAAAAGCAAGAAACGGCGAAGCCTTGATGCTTGAGAGTTATGAACCCGGCAGCAGCGGCAATAAGACAGCCCGTATTATTGCTGAAGCTATGGAGAAGACAAACGACTACTTGCGTAAACAAGCCAATAAATATGGCGCTGATATTGCACGCATTCCAGGTTACTTAGTTAAACAGTCGCACGACAGCATGAAAATTATCCGCGCTACAAAAGAAGCGTGGGTAGAAGACATAATGAAATATTTGGACGAAGAGCGCACGTTTGGCCGTCCAATGACTGATGCTGCTAAACGAAAGTATTTAAACAACGTATACAAAACTTTGACGACTGAGCAGAAACACGATGATTACGTCAAAGATTTGTCCGCTGACCCTGTGTTCAAAGGTCCAGGTAATCTTGGAAAAAAATTAAGCCATCATCGATCCTTGCATTTTAAAGATGGCAAAGCTGCTTGGGAATATATGAAGGCATATGGTCGCCCTGACGTTGGCACATCGTTCTTTGGCGGTGTTGACATGCTTAGTCGCAGTATTGCTGCAATGCAGCATTTAGGACCGAACCCTAAACATATGTTGGATGACTTAGTAAAACGCGCCCGCGCTAAAATTGGCGACAATGCAAAAATAGCTAATAAAATTAACGACGCAAAGTTAGAACATTACTATAACCGCGTAACTGGTGCCGGATCAATTTTACCTGTTTATCATTCAAAGGGTTTTCTTTTAACACGCGGAATTAACCTATTAAAAAACTTATCGGGCGCCGCGTTGCTTGGCGGCACGACACTTACTTCTGTTGCTGACATTGGGACTTCTTCAGTGCGACTATCTGAAGTTGGTATGAATTTTTTAGAAGCTCATAAGTCTGTTTTAGGAGGGTTGTTGCAGGGGCGTCGTAGTGGTGAAAAACGTCAGATTGCTGACAGCCTTGCTGTTGGGATGGAGCATTTAATCAGTGGCGTGCAGTCTCGTTTTTTGGGTGCAGAAGGAATGGAAGGCCAAGGTTCGTTCTTATTAAGCGGCGTCATGCGAATTACGGGTATGAATTGGTTGACGGACACTTTAAAAACTTCTGTTGCTCTGAGCCTATCTAACTTTATTGCGCGGCAAATTGGAAAATCGTTTGACGGATTAAATGTTACCTTGCGTCGTGAAATGTCTGCATACGGGATTACAGCCGACGAATTTGCAACATTAGGAACAGCAGTACGCGAGGTAGAGGGTAAGGCTTACTTAGATTTAGACGCGCTAGACAACCCTGATTTTTCATTAAAAATGAAAGAGTTTTTTAACGGGTTTGCTGATAGCGCGGTGCTAACTCCAGGGGCGCGAACACAAGCGTTTATTACGCCAGGAAAACGTGGCGAACCTTTAACGGAGATGATGATTGTTGGCATGCACCTAAAATCTTTTAGCGTTAGTTACTGGAACGAAATATTAAGCCGTGCGTGGAAAGGGGAAGGTGTGCGAGTTGGGTATGGTTTGCACTTAGCTGCTAGTATGGCCGTGTACGGATACCTTGCAACCACACTTAAAGACATTGCTGCTGGCAAGGAACCACGCGAAATTGGACCGAAAGCCTTACTTAGCGCGATGGCAACTTCTGGTGGTCTTGGGTTTTATGGTGATGTTTTTATTGGCACGGTCGGACGCAAAGAACGTTTTGGTGAAGGTGTGCTAGAAGCTATTGGGGGGCCAGTTATCGGCACGGGTATCCGCTCTGCAAAGGCATTAGCTGATCTTGCAAGGGGAGATGTTGACAAAGCATCAAACAAGGCAATGCGGGCTGCTAAAAGCATGATACCTGGAGCCAATATTTTTTACAGCCGAATTGCAGTCGATTACTTGTTTTTCTGGCAGTTACAAGAATATTTAAGACCCGGTTGGGCGCGAAGTTTCGAGAAGCGCGTACACGAAGAAACCGGACAAGATTTCTACATAAGGCCAACTGAAGCCGTTAACTAGGAAAGCACCATGACAGTTAGCTCTACCACAACCTCAGTGTCATACACGGGGAACGGATCAACCACGTCTTTTGCCGTGTCGTTCCCGTTTCAAGGAACAGGCGCCAGTGCCGAAATTGAAGTGATCGAACGGACGATTGCGACAGGGGCAGAGGCAACAAAGTCTTACAGCACTCATTATACCGTAACAGGTGGCAACGGATCTACCGGCACCGTGGTCGCAGGGTCAGCACCAGCCGATACGGTGCAGTGGCACATTCGACGCAAGACCACACAAACCCAAACAACTGATTACGTTGCCAACGATCCTTTTCCGGCTGAGACGCATGAAACTGCGCTAGACCGCGCCATTATGATTTCTCAAGAGCAACAGTCGGACATCGATAAGTCTGTATCGTTCCCAGACACCTACACAGGCGGCGCGTCTTCCAAACTTCCAGAGCCATCGTCGTTAAAATTGTTAGGGTGGAACAGTGACGCGGATGCCTTAGAAAACACTACAGGCCGTGTGAGTAGCGTCACGGCATCGAATGTTGCCACGTCTTCCGGTGCGCCCGGCACAGCCACTGCATCATTTACCGCATCAACTGGTGCCTTGGCGTTGGGCATTCCTGTTGGTCAGACGGGAATGATGGGCGGCGTGTCCATGCAATACTCGACAACGACCGCAGACGCTGATCCGGGCGCTGGGTTCATCAGGCTCAACAACACCAGCTTGAACTCAGCTACGATTATGTATGTGGACGATAGCGACGGCACCACAGACATCAGCGCGTGGGTGCAATCGTGGGATGACAGCACCAGCGAATCGACAAAAGGTTACATTACGATTGCTGGAAACCCTAACCCTGCCTCGCCAATGGTTATTTTTAAGGTCACGGGCGCGGTCACGGATGCGAGTGGATACACCAAAGTGCCGGTGTCATATGTAGCTGGTTCAACGTCCATGTCCAACAGTGCGGAGATTAGCATTGCATTTAGCGCAACGGGCAATGCGGGTGATCTTTCTGACCCCATGACAACACGCGGTGACGTTATCGTTCGCAACAGCAGCAATGCGACAGCGCGGCTGGCAGTTGGGTCAGCTAACACGGTACTACAGAGTGACGGCACGGACGTTTCATATGGCACTGTAGCCACCGCCATGATTGCCAACAACGCGGTTGATGAAACGAAACTTAAGGATGCACTGGTTGCAGATTTTACTGAGGTCACGGTCGCAGCGGGTGATTCGATTTTGCTGGGCGATGTATCGGATAGTGGAAATACAAAGCG